GATATTGGTAATAAGTTATTGACTGATTTAGATTTTAGCGACTTAAATCATACATACCAAGCGAGTGATGTAATTGCAAGTTTTGACCATGATAAGGAAGACGGTTACAAATATGTGCTACCTATCACCGACGACGCTCAATACGATCTAACGGAAATGAAACCTGCTGTTTATGTTTGGCAGTATCTTAACCGTATCTTTTCAAACGCTGGATATTCGTATCAGTTTGACGAAATGGTGCAAATTGGTTTTGATAAGTTGCTTATCCCTTACAACGGTGGTAAATCAAAGATTAGTACTTTAGTTCAAACGGAATCAGAGGTTATAGCGGAGGAAACAACATCGCAGGAATCGACGGGTTTATTTATTCCAATTAATAATACTCAAATATTTGATAAGCTAGATATTACAACTGAAATAGAGGACACCAACGGATATTATAATCCAACACTTTCACAGTACACAAGTCCATTTGCAGTATTTGCTCCGACTAACTTAGACTATCAATGTGAGATTGACTACGAATTAATATTTAGAAACAACGAAGTAGGGGCGGTTTATTTGAGTGGTTTAATTGAAAGTAAACCGATGCTTGCAGTTTTAAATACTTCATCACAATCAAAGGGTTTTGCTTATTGCTTTGCTAATTCTGTAAATCCAATTTGCTATATTGACGGTTCTGGAAACACTGTTATAGATTCTACTTTTGCGGGTTACTCAAATTTACCAAGTGGCGATACAATTATTTCAAATGGTGTTAATAATGTTACAGTAAGTTGTACAGGAATAGCAATAGGTGAAGTATTAGAAATTGGAGCATTGACACAATTAAGCACACCGCCACAATTCTTTCGGGTTTCCGACAATCAACCTGCAGACGTTACCTTTTCAATTCAGGTTAACTCAATCAAAATTCGTATAGTTCCAAGTGGCGAAAGTTTAGGTTTCTCGTTTCCAGTTGTGATGAATGATTTTATACCGTCAAACATAAAGCAAAGCGACTTTTTAAAGTCATTGTTTACGATGTTCAATCTATTTGTCATTCCTAATATTGACAATCCGAAAGACATAATAATAAAAACTAGGGATAAATACTACGACGAGGGAACGGTTAAAGATTTCACGCAATTACTTTGTAAGGAGTTACCGCAAACACTTACTTTCCTACCTGAGTTAACAGCTAAAAAATTAACGTTAACCTATTCAGACGACACTGATACGTTAAATGTAGGGTATAAAAAGAACGTTAATGAAACGTATGGACAAGTTCAATATATTTTCGACAACGAGTACATAAAGAACGAAGCAATTAACAAAGTAATATTTGGTGCAAGTCCATTTATTACCGCTCCATTTGGCGCAACTGTTTTGGGTATTAACGGAAGCGAGCCAAAGACACTACCTAGAATAGTTTACGATGGCGGAAAATTACCGTGTGGTTACTATCAAATAAACGATACACCTACTCAATGGTTAAGTGTTAATGAATATCCATACGTCGGACATTTTAGTGCGCCTGTAAACGCTGATAAAGATTTTAACTTTGGTACGTGTGACTATTACTTTGAGAATAATTACGGGGTTATTCCTTACAATAATTTAGGCAATACTTATTGGCGTCGCACAATGGCGCAAATTAATAGTGGGACACTTTACTCTGTTTATTTGAACATTAATAGTTTTCAAGTTGCAAACCTTAGACTAAATGATAAAATTTATTTAGATCGTGCTTATTGGATAATTAACAAGGTTATTGACTATGATGCAAACAGCAACGCACCGACAAAGTTTGAGTTGCTTAGTGTAGACCAAGAAATAACTTTACCAATTTTCCCGACTAGAAAACCGACAAAACCAAGCAAAGGTGACGCGGGCGTTAGTGTACCGATAAAGGATATTATTAAAGACCGTTATAACTCTCTAACTAGTGATAGCGCAAGCGGTGGCGTTTATGTTTTGGGTAAGTCAAACCAAATACTAGGGACTGTTAAAAATGCGATTATCATCGGTGACGGTAACGTAGTACAAAAAGACGGTCTTTATACACCAAGCATAACGATTAAAGGAACGGAAAACGTAATACCTACTGCAACGTTCAAAGCGTTGGTTAGTCAGGTAGGTACAGCGAACCCTACAATGGATATTGCAGTTGACCAATTTGGGTTGACAATTACAAGAAGTGGAATAGGAACTTATAGGATTACTTCAAGCGGTTTGTTTTTAGGTCAGGTAATTTGTTTAGCTCAATTCTCAAAAGTAACATTGGGATTAATTGCAATAGGTAGAATTTCAGATTCAATAGTTGAAATAAATACGCTAAATTTACTCGGAATACTTACAGATGGAATACTAGATAACACAACAATAATAATTGAATCATGGCAGATAAGGTAATAGACGTAGAGATAAGAACAAACACGACGGGGATTAAATCACTCCGTCAAGAATTACGCGAAACAACTATTGCTTTACAACAAGCAACCGATCCAGCATTGATTGAACGCTTACAACAAAAAGCGGGTGAGTTAAAAGATACAATGGCGGATGTTAACGCTACGATTGAGGCGACTGCGGGTAGCGCAACTGAAAATCTAGCCAAAGGATTAGGTAAAGCTACAAGTGTAGGGATAGCGGGTTTTCAAGGTCTTATTTCTGCTCAAGCTTTATTTGGTGACGAATCGAAAGCGGTTACTGAAACCTTAGTAAAACTACAAGCGTTGGCGGGTTTAAGTGAGGCGTTAAATTCATTGGGTGCTTTAGGTGATACAATGACTGAGATAAGAGCTTCATTTGTTGCAGCCGCTTCAAAATTGGGTTTACTTACCACAGCGAAAGAAGTTGATATTGTAGTTACCGAGGGGCAAATATTAGCTACTGAGGGTGCAACGGTTGCCACAAATACGCTAGGTAAATCAATGAACGCTTTACCGATATTCGCTATCATTGCGGGACTTACTGCTGTTGTTGCTGCTATTGCTTATTTCGCTAGTCAAACAGAGGAGGCGGTAATTACTCAGGAGGATTTAAACGAAACAACCAAAGCAACGGCAGATGCTTTTTCCAAAGCAAAGCAAAATGTTAACGAGGTAGGATTAGCGTTTGAAAATGCAAGCAAAGGAGTAGGAAGTAAAAAGAAAGCGTTAGAACTATACAACCAAAAGTTTGGGGACACTTTAGGGATAGCGAAAGACTACAACCAAGCGGAAGCGATATTCACAAAGAACGCTGATACTTACATAAAGGTTTCGGCATTAAGAGCGAAAGCGGATGCGTTTAGAGCGTTGTCAGCGAAAGCAAGTGCAGATGCGTTTATAGCAAGTCAGGAAACAGAAATTTCAGCTTTGCAAATGGCAGAACTTGCAAAGACATTAATTTTAAAAGGCGAAAAAGCCGCTGCTGCAGAATTACGTCAAAGCATAAAAAACGAGCGTAAGGAAGCACAACAAGAAGCCGACAAAAGAATACAAGCCTTAGATGACGAAGCAAATAAATTTGCAACCCAAGCAACAAAATTAGAGGGTACATTAGTAACTATTAAACAAGAATCTGAGGTTAAGAAAAAAGAGATTGACAAAATTTCTGAAAGCGAAAAGAAAAAGAATTTAGAGGACTTTTATAATTCATTGGTAAACATCAATGCAAAAGAAGTCAAACTTTATGAAGCGAAAATTGCAGAGATAAAAAGAATCGATGCAAATAAACTAGCATTTGATATTGAGGAAGCGGATAAGGCATTAATCGCAAGAACGCAAGTTTTAGACCGTCTCAGTATTTTACAAGCTGAATTTGATGAAAATGAAAAAGCAATAGCAGACGCACGAATCCAACAAATCAAAGATAACCTAGCAATTGAATTAGAAGCAATAGGCGCAAACGAAAACGCAAAGGTAGAGGCGAAATTAAAAGCCGATATTGAGATAGACAAAATTCAAAAAGCCGAAGCAACAAGGGAAAGAGAATTACAGCGTTCTAAATTTCAAATGACAAGCGACGCATTTGGCGCTATTTCTGATTTGTTAATGTCATTTAATACCAACAACGAGAAAGACGCAAAAAAACAGTTTAACATAAACAAAGGCTTTGCATTAGGTCAGGCTTTTATCAATACTGGTTTAGCTGTAACGGGTGCGTTAACGGCTGGAGGTAATCCAATTAAACTTGCAACGGGTGCGCAATTTGTAGAAGCAGGAATAGCAGCAACAATTGGAGCGGCGAATATTGCAAAGATTGCGTCAAGTAAATTTGGCGGTGGTGGATCAGGTGGTGGTGGTTCTATGAGCGCACCCAATCCAAGTTCAAGTCAACAACAACCAAGTGCAACACCATCGTTTAATTTATACGGTAGTGGTGGAACTTCAAACAATCAAAACGCTGGCGGTGCAAACGGTGGGAACGGTCAAAATATTACGGTAACGGCGGTTGTAAGTGAAACTGATATGACATACACACAAAACCGTGTTATTGCTATGAAATCTAGCGCATCGTTATGACAAGCAAAGCAAAGTTCAATAGTCAATTAGGCGCATGTACAAGAACCTTAAACGCTGAAATAAAGAAAACCATTATTCAAGTTAAAGCGGTTGATACTGGGTTAATGAAAAACAGTACTAAGGTGAAAATTGATTTTGATTTTAACACGGAGGTTTTCACAATAAAGGGTATTAAAACAACTTTTTATTTTAAATTTGTAGACTTAGGAACAATTTACATAAAGCCTAGAAACATAACACAAAAGACACTTGCAAAGGACAATGTAAAGAAAGCATTTGATAAACTTTACGATGTGTGGATAGATTACCAAATAGATAGAGAATTCGAAGTAATACAACCAAAGTATGGCATTTAGAACACCCCGAGATATTGACCGTAGATACACACGTAAATTCAAAGAGATAATCTTAAATGCGCCTTTGATTGACACTCGCGCGCTTTATAAATCCATTGACGTAACGGCTGAAATAGATTACGACTTCGGAACATTTATGTCAAGTAACTACACATTTACGGTAAAGATTTATGCTGAGCCGTATTTGTGCTACCACATTATACCTATGCAATTATTATCATGGTTTAGAAAGTCACGGTCATTTGACAATACGACGCAACGTTACAGGCAGTATTTTAGAGCCTACCTGCAAAATGAATATCCGTTATTGAGATTTGATAATATTACGTTAGAACTAGCGAATATCATTATCGTTAACCAACCTGAGGGCGGTGGTAGCTACAATTTCTTTTTAGAGGGTTGATTCTTTGTTTCAAGTGAAAGCCAATTGAGTACCATGATATGCGGTAATTTTGTAACTTCATTTGCCTTTGTAATATCACCTTTTGATAATTGGTAAATAATGTTTAGCCAATTTTCGGTGGTACTTTTTTTCTCTTTTGCTTCCTTTTCTTCTTCTTCTTCTTCTTCTTCTTCTTCTTCTTCATTATCCTCAAATAATCCTTTGTAGGTATCTAAAATTTGCAAACGGTATTTAATGTAGTTTTCTAGCGTGGCGTAGTGGTGTGTAATTGGTTCGCTCAATATCTTTTCACATTCAAAGGTAAGCGATTCGTAACCTTTAATCGTTGCGCAAATTCTAACAATATTCTCAATCGGTGGCTTTTCAGTACAGTAATTTTCAAGGTCAATGAAATTACCAAAGGTCAAAGGTTTAAAATTTGATTTTGTGTTGACGGGTGGTAGAGTATTAATCCAATCATATTTAGTAAGTATTTCGTTTAATTTGTCTTCATACAAATCAAAATAATCATTGTCTGTAATAATAGAAATCTTTTCTAAAAACAATTCCAAAGGAGTTAAATCTTGTGAATCCAACTCCTTTATTTCAATGTATTGTGCAACCGTTACACTATCCCAATTAGACAAGGTCAAAGATGTTTTGTGAAATTAAATTAATGTAAGGAATAGCAAAATCCGCTTTGACATAATCCTCAAATAATTTTGCTTTAAGTTCTAAATGCAAGTTTTCATAATGTTCATTATTTGTCAAATCCTCACGTTTGAAAATCAATGCTAAAATGTAGCTTACAAGGTTGCTTGTTTCTTTACCTTGCGCTAATTTGATTCTATTTTTTTGGATTTCCTTTTCCAAGCAAATTAACTCTTTTGCTTTAAGTTTAAATTCTTTTCCCTCAAATGCGACGTAGTTGTAACCTTTCATCTCAATTTCATTTTGAAGCTGGATATTTTTTGCTTTAAACACATTGAAGTTTTTAATAAGGTCAACCATTGCGTTAGCATCCATATCATTGTCAGGTAAGCCAAGCACCTTAAAAATAGCCTCAAATTTTTCAGTAAGTACCAAGTCAGGAAAAGACATGATAGTAACAATTTTATTTAATTCATGTAAGTCTATTTCATTCGCTTCGTTACGAAGTTCAAACGTTTCATTGTCTAATTTTAGATTAATCATAATTTACATTTTAGGACAAAGATAAGAATTTACCTATTACGTTCATGTTACCAATCTATAATCTTTCAATTGATGAGTGCGACGCTGAAAACGGTGAGTATTTAGGCGTATTAGAAATTGCAAATACAGCAAACCCCGCAATAATGATTAAGGGTATTGCATTGAGTGACATCAAACAAATGATTTTCAAAGATGACTTAAAATATAGGATAGCAAGTCCTGTTTTAATTCCATCAAAAATATACCGTAGAGACGAACAAACGGGCGAAGAATATTACGTAAACGTAACACCTCAAATCGTTGAACAAATGTTTGTTAAGTTCCAAAAGGATAGAAGTGGAAAAGACGTTTTTAACGATGAACACGACGAAGCGAAACGAGTACCTAGCTACATTCTTGAAACTTGGTTAGTTGAAACGCCAAAGACAGACAAATCGCTAGTTACTTACGGTATTGAGTGCCCTGAGAAAACATGGTTTGCAGTTCAACAATTCACAAATAAACAAGCGTATTTTGATTGCGTGGATAGCGGAAAGATTGGATTTTCTATTCACGGTGAAAGTGCTTTGAAATTCACAAAACAAGAAATTATTAAACCAATAAATATGAGCAAAAAGAGAAAGTTTGTCGCTCAATTCACGGAAGCAGTCGGAACGGATAGTGGTGAAGTAATCGTTACAGCGGATGTACTCGAAGTGGGTGCAGAGGTTGCTGTATTAGATACTGAATTCAGTCCAATAGAAAACTTTAGTGGGGATGTGACAATCGACGACGCTCCTGTAGTTATTACTGATAATGTCATTACATCGATAGGTTCGGAAAGTGGGGAAGAAACACCACCGCAAGACCAACCAATTGAGATGTCAAAGGAAGTGGAAATGGCAGAGGAAGTTGTCGAAGTTGAAGAAACAGAAATGGCAGTTGAAACACCAGCAGTCGAAACCTACACAAAAGCAGAGGTTGACGCGAAGTTTGACGAAATCTACTCAATGATTGCAGAATTAAAAGTAGAAGAAGTAAGCGAAGAAATGCCTATTGAAATGGCAGAAACAAAAACGCCAGAACAATTGAGAATGGCAAAAATTAATCAATTATCAAATTTTTTAAACAAAAAATAACATGAGCAGAAAAGTACATTTTGCAATGGACGTAACAAACAACGCGTTATTGCAAGTTAACCCAAAAGAATTTTACACAAAAGCATTATTGTCGAATCGTTCAAGTGCGATGTTTAGACAATTGCTAGGTATTAAAGAATCAACAAAAATTGCTTCTTTAGATTTCGGTACATTATTGACTGAGGCTGATTGTGATTTCGTTTCTAACGATTCTACATTGTCTGCTAAAACGATGGACGTTTGTAAAATCGCATTAAACACGGAAGTGTGTCAATTCGAGATTGAGCAATCTTTCTTGGCTGATTGGATGAACGCTGGTTCTAATGGTGATTTTATGCCTGCAGCGTTTGCTACACATTTCTACGACCAATTAGGACGTACAGTATCTGACCAATTGGAGTACCTTACTTGGCAAGGTGATGTTGACGGCGAAACGGGAACATACTTAGACCTTTGCAATGGTTTGGAAAAACAATTGACTTATGCTACAATTCCAACAGCACAAAGAATCGCTGGAACAAACATCACAGCTTCCAACGTTGTTGCTCAAATGACTTTGGTTTACAATCAAATTCCTAGAGCATTGAGAAACCGTAAGTCTGAGATTAAATGGTTTGTCGCTTCTAACGTTGCTGATGCTTACCGTTTGGCAGTTGCTACACAGTCAGCTGAGATGTACACAACTAAAGATTCTCCTTTGAATTTCTTAGGTTATGAATTAACAATTGGTGAGGGAATGACTGATTCAACAATGACTTTGTCTTTGCAGTCTAACTACATTTTCCTTGCAGATTTAGTGTCTGACCCTAGTGACATCACTACAATCAATATGAAAGAAACAACAGGAGACAGAAAAATCCGTGTTATTTCTGATTTTAAAGTAGGATTTAACTACTTGAACGATGCTGAATGGGTAACTTATAAGATTCCAGTAGCGGCGTAATATTAACGAGGGGTGTTAATTCACCCCTTTTTATTCACTTTTAAAAATTATTATTATGGCATGCGAAGCATTAGAGGGTATTGAGTTAGGTTGCGAAAGAAATAGCGGTGGCTTACACCAAATTATCGTTGGCGACATGGCTGATATTGTTACCCAAGTTGTTGATTCGGTTGTTTACGAAATTAATTCAATGACCGTTTCATCAGTTCCCGTAGAAATTGCGGTAAAAAGAAAGACGTCTAACTATGTAGAGGACGAGCAAAACGATTTCGTTAACGGTTCGGTTGTTGTTACTTCTACAATTACAGCGATGTTGCATAGACGAGATTCTGAAAAGTCAAGAAAATTAAATATTCTAGGTGCTGGTCAAAGATACCTTTATGTAATCTGTAAAGATGCAAATGGTTTGTATTGGTATTTCCCTAACGTACAACTTCAATCAGTTGGTGAGGGGTCAGGACAAGAAAGAGCAGACGGTTCTAAATACTCAGTTGTATTGGTTGGAGAGAACGATCAACTTGCGTATGTAATTCAACCATCGGTTGTAGCTAGTATATTAGATTAATTTATCACTTTCGAGGATTAAAGGTTGTTCAATTTGGACAGCCTTTTTTTGTGTCCTATTATTTACATGATTTATTTAGAAAAGAATATTTCCACAAATATAGCATTGACACTTAAAGAAAGTTCATTGTTACTTGAGCCTTATTACTTGTTTCATTTTGTAAATGAGATTAACGATAGCGAAACGTTTGCAACCTTTGAGGATATAAGCGGTTATCCTGAGCGTTATAATTTGTTTGTGATGCAATTAAACTATGTCAAAGGTCAATATACCTACACGGTTTATGAAAGTGCAACACCAAACCCCGAAACAATAGCAGATACAACGGGGCGAATAGTTGAAACGGGTATAATGATAATTCATTCCAACGAGGATGTAAACACAAATATTTATTTATGAAAATACTAGGTATAAATTTTAGCAGAAATTCAGTCGTAAGGACAGAGCAACAAGCATACAGTACACCGTTTGGTGTTATTGGTGACGGTAACTTATCTTTGCCTTTTATTCAATCGCAAGTACATAAAGCGGGTGTTATTTATTTCGGTTCGGATAACTTATTCCCAAGTGTACTTGACCAAATGTATTACACTTCTCCAATTCACGGGGCAGTTATTGATTTTACAGTAATGGCGGTTATAGGTGGCGGTTTTACAGTCGATGGATTGACGGATGGAAAAGATAAAGTAGCCTTTGGTGTTTGGTCGCGAATGAATAAAGTCGATAGAAATCTGGAAACGGTTACTAGAGATTACAAAATGCATGCGCGTGTTCACTTTCTTTTGAAGTATTCAGATAGTGGAAAATTCCTTAGAATGGAAAGAATACAGCCCGCAAGTATTCGTTATAGATTTGACGGCAATTACGAATATTCTAGTGATTGGTCAACGGGAAAAGAGCGACGTTTAATTGAGGCTTTTCACCATGCGAAAGTAGGTAAGTTTAACGAGATGCTTTACACATTTGGCGAGGTTGGCGCGGGTCAAGATATTTATCCAATACCTACTTATTCAAGTGCGTTAAATTGGTGTTATTTAGATGGAGAACAATCATATTTTCACAAATCAAACCTACAAAACTCAATCTTTCCTAGTTTAATTATTAGACGTCCTAAGCGATTCGGTTCTAAAAAAGAGGTTGACGATTTCAAAGACGGTTTAATAAATAACAAAGGCGCAAAAAACGCTGGAAAAGTATTCGTTTTAACTGGAGACGGTATGGAAAACACTCCTGAGGTTGTAGTTCCAAGCGCTCAAAACAATGATAAGTTATTTGAGGGTACAAGCAAAGAGTTGAAAGATAATATTTGCTTTGCACATAAGATTAACCCCGCTATTATGGGGGTTAAAGTTGCGGGTTCTTTGGGTAACGCTCAAGAGCTTGAAATGTCTTACGCTATTTTTGAGAAAAATGTAGTATTTCCGATGCGTAGACAATTGGAAAATATGTACAATGAACTTTTACAAATCGCTGGCGTTAACGGGACTTTCAATATTACTGGCTTTAAAATTATTGGTGAGGAAATTGTCGGAGGTGAGGAAAGTAAAATCAACAAAACGGGTGAATTACTTAACGCGATGTCGCCTTTACTTGCAAACAAAGTACTTGACAACCTTACAATCAATGAAATTAGACGTATTGCTGGACTTGCAGACGTTCCCGATGGTGACAAACTCGCAAACCCAAGCGCACCTAGTAACACACCCGAAACACCTATGATATGATTTATTTCGTTACAGAAAATTACCTAAAGCAAAAGACACCGATAACTCAAAATGTTAGCGCGACTGATGTAATGCCATTTATTGAGCCGTCCGCAAGTGGTTGGATGCAATCGATTCTAGGTACTTACTTTTTCAATCACTTATTGACCGCTTACAACGCTCAAACATTAACAAGTGATGAAGAAATATTAGTCGAAAAGATTAAACCCGCTGTGGCGTGGCGTGCGACAGTTGATTGCGTTCTAGGTCTTACTTACCAATTAAAAAACAAAGGACTTCAAAAGCAGAACGGGGATAACTCCGAAAGCGTAGACCAAACAGAAACAACCTTTGTGATGCGACACTATGAGCAAAAAGCGGAATTCTTTGAAATGATTACAAGAAAATATTTGAAATCAAATAAAGATTTGTTTCCACAGTTCACAAGCCAATTAAATAGAGATTCAGAATTAGCACCACAGCAAGACGATAATTTTAACACTGATACAATGTTTATATGATTAGTTATTTACAAGCAATCGACGTTATTCGCACATTTGCGCTAAATCATTACTTCATTAACAAGTTTGATTTTGAGTTTAGGGAACAGATGCCAAATTTGGCTACATTAGACGAGGCTTATCCTTTGCTTTTTGTAGTGCCTATTGCAAGCGATACAATCCAAAATGTTAACGAATTTGATATTGATGTTTATTGTGTTGACAGATACCAAAAAGACCGCACAAATGTTAACTATATTGTTTCAGATTGTAACCAAACCCTGAATGATTTGGTATTGTGGTTAGAGGAGGGACAAGATAGTATTGAGATAGTAAGTACTTCAACTCAAACACCTATAAATAATGATTTATTAGACTACGTTGGTGGGTGGGTTTTAAGATTGCGTTTGCAAGTTGAAAAGATTGGACTTTGTGAGATACCGTTTAAAGGTGGGCAACCAACACCGCCAAGTTGTCCGAGCGGATTTATTAGAAATTCAAATAGTAGTTTTACTGCAATAGTACCAAGTGGGGGCGAATTGATTTTAGACGATGTACAAATGAGTGTGTACGATCAAAATGATAATTTGCTAACCGCAGTAGTTATACCTAGTAATATACCACAAAGTATTTATGTTGAAATACCACCGTGCGACGATGCGACAATACACAACAGTGACAATTCATTTACTCAAAGTTTACCAAGTGGAAGCGATACTTTATTAGAAGATATTAGGGTAAATGTTTTAAATTCGCAAGACAAGCATATTAATAGTCCTTTTAATGTTCCATCAAACTTTGATATTACTGTTAATTTTCCTGATACTAATATAATATTATCAGACACTTTAGGTAATCTAATTTCATCAAATGATTTTCCAAGTGGGGTAAGTAATTCTTTAACAGCGCCTGATGGAATAGTACATATTAAAAAAGAAAACGACGGGACAATAGCAAACGTATCAACACCTTCAAATGGAACGACTGAATATACAATTCAAAATAACGATATTACTGTAAACCTTGCGAATCCATTTTCTATTCACGCTGAGGACACTTTAGATATTCGATTACATAAAGCCAACGGAAACGATATTACACCTAGTTCGGTAACTTATCAAGGTAATCAAAATAGAGTAACCATAGTCGCGCCTAATAGCGTAATCACGTTAAGAGATAGCGCAAATGCAACGATAAGCACTACAAACGTACAAGCAACAGAAAGCGCAAATATCACAGCTCCAGACGGTGCAATTACAGTTAACGGTTCAAGCGTTGGTAGTGTTAAATCAAACGGTTCACGGGCTTTATTGGTTAAACTTGACGGAACAAACGCCGGTACATACGATGGAGTAAATACAATAAACGTTACTTCAAATCCTAGCGATTTATGGGTAAGACCTAGCGGTTGGTTAGCACTTGATACAGTTGGAGTAGGGACAAATAATTTCAGCGGGTTGTTTGCAGTTTACGAGAATCAAAAAAATGTAGCGACTATTCAAATAGCTTTTCCAAGTGGTACAAGGGTTATAAATTGGGGTGATGGAACGGCAACAACGGCAAGTTCGGCAACTCTTTACACAAAGGTTTATGATTACGCAAGTTTATCGAGTGCTATTTTAGTAGATGAATTTGGGTTTAACTACAAAATGGCAGTTGTAAACATTCCCATGACTTCATGTACACAATTATACATTGAACGAAATACAACTGCAACTTTGATAAATAACGGGCGTTCATTAGGTTGGTTAGATATTGCTTTGGACTGTTCAACTTTAACAACTTTGTTTTTATCAATCAATCAGGGACGTTGTGGATTATTGCAAAGGTTATTGACTTACAATGTTGGTACGGTTGTAGATTTTCAACTAGCATTTTGCCCAAATTTAAGAGTATTAAAATTTGACTTTACAAAATTAAGTGCGAGTGCTTCAGTAAGTTTTGCAAATTCATTTTTAAACACAAAAGACGAAAGTAACAATAGATTGAATATTACAAATTCAGTTTTTAACGGAAACTTTAATTTCTTTGCAACTTCAAGAATCATTGAATTAGGCAACTTAAATTTTAGTGCGATGACTTCGGCAAGTGCTATGTTTATTCAGCGTGGAAATTTAAAAAGAATAGGAACTTGTAATTTTCCGCTTGTTACGACTTTACAAAACTTTCAATTTGAGAATTTTGCTCTAGAAAACATAGGAACAATTACAACTAGCGGTTCGCTGACTTCAATAAATAATGCGTTCTACGACTGTAAAAACGTGAAAAGCATCAATATTACAAACTGCGCAAACGTCACAACGGTAGGAAGTGCTTTTTTA